TAGATGCTGTAGGAGCATTAGCAATAGCTGTAGCTCTATTACCTGACATACCAGCTGATTCGTCCCATTCGTAAGTAGCTCCATCTCTAACTGTTAAAATTAAATCTTCTCCCCAATTGTTTAATGACCATTGTCTCATATCTAATATAACTTCAGAAGTTGAACGAGGTTCATTCCAAGCTTCTGCTGACCACGTACCAGAGTTCCAACCATATCCAAAAGTTTGAATAGAAGGACCTATATTTAATTGATAAGATATATCTGCATCAGCAGAATCAGTTACTGTAGAAGTAGCAGTTCCAGGTGTTGTAATAGTATAAGCATCAGAATTATTAACAGCAACTATTTCAAATTCATTCTCTAAATCTGAAGTAGTAATACCTCCCACATTTGCTGATACATTAGTTATAGTTATAAATGATCCTAAAGTTGCTCCATGAGCTGTATGATTAATTATCACATTAGAGCTAGTATCAGTAGTAGTAAATACAGAAGTTAAACTATTAGATTGTCTAATAGGAGTAATATCTTGATTATCTCCTGATCTATAAATATAAACTTTTCTATCTCCTCCAATAGATTGATAACGAGTACCATCTAAACTAATCCAAGAAGCTATACCTGCTGGTCTTCCTATATAATAATCTTCACTAAACTTAGTCCATCCACCTATTTTTTGAGGAAGTCCTTTTCTAAATCTTATCTTATCACAATCTGTCCATCTACCTTCTGCACCTGTTTCGGTGTTTTCAGTATCTAATCCAGGTTGAAAATTAAGTTGTGTTAATGGCATAATAACAAAAAGTATATATTATATACTATAATTTTCTACTACTTTTTAATCACCAAAATTTTCATGATTTATTTGATGTAAAATATTGTATATTAATCTTCTACAAATAAACCATTATCTTCCATGATTATTTTTAATTTAGACATTTCTGTAAGATATTGCTCATTTAAATTAACAACGGTATCTAGCTGAGTTTCTAGTTTTAAGATTTTAGCTCTTAATTCTCTATTAACTAAAAACTCATTCTTTTTAACCATTTCTTCTTGATTTAATTTAATTTTCAAGTCTTCTATTATTTTGTCTTTGTCTCCACTCATTTAATACCTCCTCATTTGTGAAACAGGATATTTAATCCCTTGTTTGTTTATAGAATGAAAGAATGTGACCAATGTCAATCTATCTTTTAGATTTTCTTTATCAACATAATGATTAGCTCCATGCCATAAATAACTATCAAATAAAATTAATCTATTGTATTTAGATTTAACAGATATACTTTCTTCATAGTTTTCATTATTTTCTAAAAGAAATTTTTTTTCGTTTGAAAAATCTTTACTTTTATAGACTTTTTTCTTTTCTTCTAAATGTTTTTGAATAGGAAAATGATGTTTGTGTTCATATATATTTGTTCCACAATTTTTATGATGAGATAAATAAACTATTGCAGTTAGTTCTTTTGGTTCATCACAATGAATCCATCCTCCATTATTATATTCTGAAGAAATTTTTTGAAAATAACTTTCAGCAACATAAGTAATGTCATTTGTATTTTCTGGATATATTACTGATAGTAATTTATTACAATGAAAAGAAAAAAAATCATAATCAACTTGACCTAATGTACTACTTCTTTGACCTGGCCATTTTCCTTCTGGGTCAAAACCCCATTCTAATTTTTTGGAATATTCTACTATTCTATCTGGATCATTAAAATAATTATCAACTACTGTAGTAGGAAAAAGCATATTATATATCTGTTTGTTTAATTATTTTTTTACCTACAAACCAAGAAGGTAATCCTAAATGGTATCTTCTATCATAAACGTTGTCTTTTCCGGTCGCAGATTTTTCATCATTATAATGTAAAAAAACTTGTCCACAATTTTCTCCAGGAAATGGTTCTCGCCAATGTTCTAATTCACAACCTTTATACATTAACATATCCCCTGGTTTTAAATTAACTTGAATACCTTTTGCTTTAGAAGGTACATAAGAATCATTTTTTACACTACCTTCATTTTTATTTGGATTAATAAATATAGGCCAAGGATCACCTCCTAAATTTACAGTTGTAGAAATTTGACAACTAAATCTATCTTTATGTCTCTCTAAAATATCGCCTTTCTTATAAATTCTAGCAAAAGAATATGTCGGAATTAATTTTGTTTTAGACATTTTTTCCATAATGGGTTTAACTTCTGTTAATAATGTTTCCATAGCAATATCCGCATAATGAGAATAAGTATTCATAACTTGATGATCATTCCATACTCCAAAATAGTTTGTAAATGGAGATATAAAATTTGTATCAAATAATGTTCGTGCTACTTTTCTTTTTAATAAAAAATATTTATAAACAAAATCAGCAATCTTTGGATCAATTGCTTTTTTAATAACTAGATATCCTTTTTTTCTAAAACTCATTACCATTTTCCTTTTGGACAAGTTGAACATTTTATTTTAACTTTTAAAGGCATAATACATTTACATATTTTACACATTTTAATTTTCTTAATTAAGAATTCACAATTTTCACATATTTTCATTCTTCTTTTATCAAAATCTTCCATTATGAAAATGTAACAATTAAACTTAGTCTAACTCCTTTTTTAGGATAATTCATACTATGCATTTGACTATCAAAACAAATAGCTTTGTATTGTTTATATTTAAAAGTTTTTAAAATTTTTTTACCTTTTTTATCATGAATAAAAGTATCACCGGTAGATTTATTTAAATAAACAATTAATTGTTTGTGTGGAAAATTATGGTCTACATGTATAGATGATCCTTTATATTTTTCATGTGGCCAGCATAAATTAATAGATGCTCTATGAAATACATTTATTTCAATATTATGTTTATCACAAAAATCAAATGTTAATTCTTTAGCCCATTGAAAATACATTGAATTAGGTTCGTTTTGATCTCTTAATAATAAAGCATGACTTAAATAAGGTCTTCCATCATATTCAATTTGACTAGAATTATAATACCAAGGAAAATTAGACCCCAATAAAGTATTATCAATAAAATTTTTATCTTCTTCTTTTGTTATAAAATTTGGATCTTCTATATAAAATAATTTATTATTTTTCATATTTATTTATTATTTCTTTAGGTAATATTTTATATACATCATATTTTTGATATATACAATTATCTGCTTCTTTTAAAGTATGTAATGGAACTTTATTAAAATTAATGTCATCATTATATTTAATGCCATTTATTTTAAATTGTTTAATTGGTTTTAATTTATGTGGTTTACAATTAATATATTTACATATTTTATCAATGTTTTTTTGTGTATTTTCACAAAAATCTTTATAATCAATAAATAAATATTTTTCTTTTTCTTTAATTAAATTTTGAATAGACCATAAATTTTTTCCTATCATTCCATCTTGATTCATTAATTGTTCACATCTTTGTTTTATGTCTTTAGGTTTTTCTATTTTAATAAAAGAAGCTAGACACTCTAATACAGGTCTCCATAAAATTATAAATTTTCTATTTTTATAAATATTTCTTAGTAAATATAAATTTGCAGGTGTTCCCCATGGTGCTCTTTGTATAATATTTTTACTTTTCCAATGACTATAATAATTATCAAATATATTTTTAGTTATATTTGAATAAGATTTTTCATCTTTAAAATTATTGTAAATGTATGAATGTTTTAATAGTTCTAATTGAAATAAAACATCTGGTAAAATACTATTTGCTGTAACTGTTATATTATTATTTTGATTTAATATAGAAGCAATAACAGTATTCCCTGCTCTTGGAAGACCACATAAAAAATAATAATTTTTAGACAAACGGATTACCTAAATTCCACATTACAAGTGAATACCTTTCTCCTTCTGTAACTGGTTTTACTCTGTGTGGTACAAAAGATGGAAAAACAACTAAAGATCCTTTTGGTAAAATTTGATCACAAACATGTATTTTTTCTTCATTTGGATGAGGAGGTCTAAACTCTAATTCACCACCTTTATATTCCGAAGCGTCATTTAAACAAACTGAAACAGATAATTTTCTAATTCTTCCATAAGTAGTTCCATTTTTAGGATCACTATAAGGTTCATCCCAACTATCACAATGCCAATCATAAAATTGATTTAGTTTATATTTAGTAAATTGAAAATCTTCTGGATGTTCTAATTGAAAATTCCAACCAGCATTTTTATTTGCAATTTCAATGTATGGAAATATTTCATTCCATATCCATAAATCTATT